AGCCAGTAGGTACTGCCGATTGCCAACGTTGAACAACTCGCCAGGGCCATCGGTTTCGTTGACCTCGACAATCCGTCCTCGCTCGACTTGACCACCCATGGCGAAGCCCTGAACACCGATGCCGAAAGCGCCGGATGACATCGAAGACCCGCCGCCTCCCATCAGGGCGCCGAACAGCGTGCTCAGGATGCTCGACCCGCCGCTAGAACCGGAACCCATCTGCCCGGCAAGGGCGTTTGCAATCTGCTGCCGGATGATGATGCGATTGACATCCGCAACGATGGACGTGGCGAATTCCTTGTACTTGAACTTCCCGGTCGTCAGGAAGTCAGTCAGACCATCTTCAAGCCCGCGCAGCGAATTCGATACGAATGTGTCCGTTGTCTGCGCGACGTTGGCGACTTCATCGATGTAGGTCTTGACCGCGCGTGAAGCTCCGTTGAACGCATCGCTCTGCAGATCAATAAGTCGGTCGTAATACTGCGTGAACGACTGAATCGACCTAGCTTGAAACTCGCGGATGATCGCTAGACGCGCCTCGTATTCGTCCTTGGTGAGCTTGCCAAGAACGCGCAGGTTCTCAAGCTCGCGCTCCTGCTGGGAGAAGTTGTCGTCAATCTGGTTGACGCCCTGAGCGAACAGAGCTTCGCGCGGACCTTGCGCGAATGATTCCAGCAGCCTATTCTGCTGTCGGTTCTGCGACTCGAAATAGGCTTCGGCGGCTTGTCTCGCGGACAGCAGCGCATCGGTCTTTTCCTTGGCGCCCCTCGTTTCTTCGATGTCAAGGATCACGGCCCGCGATGAATTGCGGGCGCGCAGGATGGCGAGCTGCGATTCCGCTTCGGCAATCTTGCGCGTGTTATCGATGGAGTCGCGGGCCTTCTGCGCCGTGTCGGTCGGGTCTTTGGCCTTGCGCGCGTCGATCAACCCCTGCTCTTGCTGCAGCCGGGCGATTTCCTTCTGCAGCGCAGCGTCCTTGGCCTGCGTTTCCAGTTCGAGGAACTGCCGGCGAGATTCGTAGTAGTCCTTGTCCTTCACCAGCCCGCTAGAACGCAGCGCTTCGATGATGCGTTCGGCATCGGCGTAGACGCGCACCAGTTCGTCGGCTTCGGACTTGATCTGCGACAGGTCGAAGGCCAGGTCGGAACGGTCGATGCCGCGTTGCGGGTCGCGCGGGCCTTTGGGTGCGGTTGACTTGAAGCGCTCGCGGGCGCCTGCAATGGCCTTGTCGATTTCCGCCTGAGAAGCGCCAGCCGCCTTGCCGGCGTTCTTGATGAGTTCGATTTCCTTTGTCAGCAGGGCTGTCTTGTCCTGCTGATTGCGCTTTGCGATTTCATCGAAGCCGATACGGGCTTTGGTCTGGCGCACGCCATCGGCCTGCAACGCTGACGCCTTGGCTTCAAGCCGCGTGCTTTCAGTCAGGCCATAGATCAACTGCCGCTGCTGCTCAAGCCGCGCCTGGAACGCCTCTGTCGGCGTGCCGCCACGCGTTCGCGCCGCTTGGTTCGCGGCTTCTAGGGTTTGCAGATCCGAGCGCGCCTGCTCAAGCCGCTCGTCAAGCGTTCCTGCCCTGCCGACATTCAGCATGGCCGACCACGCTTCGGCCGCGCTGTCCTTCACCGCCCGCCAAGCACGCTCAATCGAACCGAGCCGCGCTTCGAGTTGCCCGGTGCGTGACTCCATCGCATCAGCGAATCCGCGCTGCGCTGCCGCAGCCGCTTCGGCCGTGCGGCCCTGATCTTCGAGCGCCTTGATCTGCTGGTACAGCGAAGTCGTCAGGAATCGCGTCGTCTCGTTCAGCTTGATCGACGCCTGCAGCGGCTCCTTGCCCAGCTCGGCGAACTGCTTGACGGTTTCGCCAACAGCCTGACCAGCTGTGCGCTCCAACTGCACGGCCACCCGTGAGAAGCGCTCGATGCTGTTCGCGGCGATGTTGCCGTTTGCCGCAAAAGCCGCGACCGCTTCAGCCGCTTGCGACTGCGTGCCCGTCACATTCGAGACGGCAACCGCCATCGCGTTCAGTTGATTGACGTTGGACCCTGCCGCGTTGCCGGTCAGGATAAGTGCCTTGGCGTAGGCGTCGGCTTCCTTGCTGCCTTGGTTGTATGCAACAGCCAGCGCTGCGGCGGCAGCAGCCGCCAGCGTGAACGGGTTGATGAGCCCGACTACATACCCTCCCAGCGCACGCGCAGCCGGCCCGATGCCTCCGAAGACATCCTTCAACTGGCCGCCTTGCTGTAGCAGCACAGTGAGCGGAGCCTGCCCGCCCTGAAGACTGACGATGATGTCAGTCAACTGCGCCGGGACTTGTCGAAGTGCAGCAGTGGTTTGCTTGGCCGTGAGCGTCGAGTCGTCGAATCGCTTGTTCAGGCCATCGACTTCCTTGGCTGCCTTCGCGGCGCCGGCTGCGACCTCTCCGAATGCCGTCGCGCCTAGCGATGTGGTCAGCCCGGTCGGCAGCGGCTTACTGAATGGCGTAGCGACAAGCGATGTCGTCGCGCCAGCGAGCGGACCACGCTGAAGCAACTGGGAATTCTGCCCAAGCGCAACCCGCTGCTTCGCAATCGCCTCGTCAAGATCGCGGATGTACGGCTTCAGGACGTTGATGTCTGCGCCACGCTGGCGGGCAAGTGACTCAATGAACTTGCCGCTCATGCGGCCATTGGCTTCGACACCCGCCTCAATCGCTGCAAGGTTGCGCTGCGCGTTGGCGATCAGGTTCTTGGTGGCCGAGTCAAGTTTCTTCGCCGTCTGATCGCCGGCCGCGCCCATCTTCTCCAGGCCAGCGGCGCCCTTTGTTCCCGCCGCTTCCGCAGCGCCGCCAAGGCTGCTGATGGATTGCTTGGCCTTGTTGACGCCACTCTCGACGCCAGAAGCATCAACGCCAATCTCAAGTTGCGTCTTCAGATCGGCCATTGTTCGTGCTCACAAAAAGGAAAAGCCGCTTGACGCGGCTTCTCTTTGGGGTGGTGTCGCCCTACGGGGCGCGTCAAAGGGGGCAAGCATCTTACGGCTGTCGCTTCCAGATCACGGTCATGGCTTCGTCTTCCATGACGCGAACGTCGCGTTCGACGCGTTCGTACTCATCCGCAGGCAACTTCATGCGGTCGAGCTTGTGGAACAGCACGTTGTAATCCAGTCCAACAGGCCCGCTAGATCCCATGCGCCACTGCGTACACAGCGAATTGAAGACGTTGAACGGCACCACGTTCGGCGGCCAGATTTCAACCGGGGGGCCGCTCGCTTCCTCTACCGTCAATCCCAACCCAGCGGCTTCTTCTTCCGTTGGGTCAGGCGTGTAGAGGGCGCGGGCGACCTCCCTCAGTTTTTTTCCAGCGCCTTCGTGTGTTCTTCCCAGTAGCATTCGATCAAGCGATTGAGCGCCCCGATGTAGGTCCGATGAAGCAAATCCATGTTCTCTTCATTGAACGCATCAGCCAGTTCCCACCCGCAAGCCATTTCCATCGCAGTCTTGACATTCGTCTGTTCCGCTGCGCGCTGGAAAAGCGCTTGCAGCTCGTCGGTGTCGCGGAAGCGGAACGTGAATTCCACCTCCGCTTCCTTCGCCTCGCCGGGGACGGGGATCTTCACCTTCGACTTGAAGGTGGGCTCGGGTTGCAGTTTGAACTTTGCCACTGGGATTCTCCTGATGTTTCTAGATGACGCAGCCCGGCCTATTTTGCAGACGCCATAGGCTTTGTCTATCAAAATCTCAACTGCTATAGCGCACCGGCTCATTCAGGAACCGGATCGTCCCCGACATCCGCATCAGCGTGTTCACCTCCAGCGTCGGGGTCTTATTGATGGACACATACCCCACGTAGTACAGCTTGGCGTTGTTCGCCAGCACAATGCGGACGCAACGCGCAACGCGGTCGTCGTTCGCTGTTTCAAGGGCCGTGAAGCCAGGCAGTGACGGGTCATCGCCAATCTCGAAGTTGAAGCCGCCGCCCGACTTGATGGTGGGAATCTCAACCTCGTTGTCAGCCTCCAGGAATTGATAGGTCAGAAACCGCTGTTCGCCGCCAGTCGAAGAGGTGGAAAGCACCTGCGAGACTTGCGTGAACGTGGTGACTTCCTGCACCGTACCCAATCCGCTGCCCGCAGGGTAGATCGTGGTATTGGTGGTGTTCAGACCTTCCAACTCGAAAGTGTCGTTGGTCTTGTTGTCAACCCGGAATGCCTTGCCATTGATACGCGACCAACCCGAGACAACGATAACGATGTCGCCATCTGCGTAGCCGTGCGCCGTGCATGTGACAACGCAAGTGCTGGCGTTGGTGAGAACAGTTGTGGCTTGAGCCGAACCAACGGCCGAACCAATAGAGACGATTGAGCCGTTAGGCAGGGAGACAGCCATGATGATTCCTCTTTAGGCCATGGAACAAAAAAAGCCGCCCGAGTTGCCAAGGGCGGCCATGAAAAAGCCGCCTTGCGGCGGCT